TCGCGCCCGCCTTCTACCAGCGACCCTACCAGTTCACCCGCGCTTTTTCCCAGGTCGGCCAAGTTTTTCTGCATGGCTGGGTCACTTAATGCGTCTACAAATTCAGCCAAATAGGGCTGTACTTCCTCGAAAAATCCGCCAAAAAAAGCGGTTAAATTGATGTCTTTCAGGTCGGAAAGCGAAGTCAGCAAGCCGCTGACGCTTTCGGCCTGTCGTGCCGCCGCTCCGCTAAAATCTTGCTCCAGGCTTTGTACAATCGCTTCAATCGCCGCGTTTGCCGGAATCAAACCCTGCTCGGTCATTTTGGCGATTTCAGCCGTGCTTTTGCCAAATGCTTTTGCCAGAATTTGCTGAACTGGAATGCCCGCATTGACCAGTTGCAAAATTTCCTGCCCGCTCAATTTGCCTTTGGCCTGAATTTGCCCTAACGCCAGGGCAATCTGATTCATGGCCCCCTCGCTGGCCCCGCTGCCTGCCGCAAAATCAATCAGGGCTTGCGTCAATCGTTGCGCTTCATCGCTGGCAAAGCCATACGCCATCGCCTGCCGAAAAGCCGCGCTCACCCCCTCGCGGCTGAATGGGCTTTTCACGGCCAATTCCTGAATCCACCTTACCAGTCCCTCGGCCTTTTCGCCGCTCATAGCAAGCGCCGCGCTCATGCTTTGCGCCTGACCGGCGTTCATGGCCTCCCGCGCCGCCAGCGTTTCCAGGCTCATGCCCAGCCGCTCAAAACTCGCGTAAGCCTGTACGCCCTCCATTGCCAAACCGGCCAGGGCGCGCCCGGCTTCCATGAAAATCTGCGCGCCCACAAAGCCGCCGAACACACTCCCGCTGCTCAATTTTTCCAGCGTGCCTTCCACGTCTTTGCTTTTTTCATCAAAGCCGCGTGTGTCTGCGTCATAAATCGTCAAAAGCCGGGCAATTTCCAGCATGATTTCCTCGTAAAATTAAGTATGCTCACGCGAAAATTTCTCGCCATTCTCTTTGCGCTTTTGCATATCGCTTGCCTGCTTACCTGCCTGGTTGCTTTTCTGCGCTCTTTGATATAGACTGAGACGCTTGCCAGGCTTCGGCTTCCACGCCGCGCGCAATCTCGTACATCCAGCGTACAGCGGCGGGTTGTTGCATTAGTGGCAGGTTACTTAGTAGCGGGACGCCCGCGTCTTGCGCCGCTTTCAAAGGCCGCCACCATGAGGGACATGCGCCTATTTCGCCGCCCGAGGCGAGCCACCGCCGGAGTTTTTTCGGGTCTCTTTGCCTCCCAGCCGGTTATCTTCCACAATTGCCAGGTAGATGTCATTCAACGCCTTGCCTGGCAGGGCTTTCATCGTTTCCAGATTAATTGGCAGGCGCTCACCATTTTGCCCAAGTTCCCAGTCAATCAGAATTTCGCTCAATGCTTCGGCCAGGGCGGTCAACAGCCGCTTTTTATCCAGCGCATTCGAGAACCGTTCTTCAACCGCTGCCGTGAATCGGCTGGGTTTATAGGTGATATTCAGCGTTTCGCCGGTAAACATTTCTACCGCAATTTCACGCTCATCGCGCATCAAATCAGATAATTCCATTTCACTTCTCCACAATCTGGCGCATGGCCGCCAAAAACTTCGGCGCAACCTTTTCAACCGCCGGGCGCATGAAGGGCCTTGCCAGCACATGCCGCCCGCCCAGTTCCAGCGCTTCAGCATACTCAGTATTCGTGTACACCATCGCGCCCGCCCGCCCGTAATCCACAACCTGAATCGAATTAACCAGGGTCCCGGTGTCAATCGCCGGGGCTTCGCCTGGTGCGCTGGCCTGGTGGATTTTCTGACCGCGTTTGTAAATGCGTCCGCTCTTGGCGTCACTCATCCGGTCGGTAATCTCGCGCTTGGTGTCCAGAGCGGCTTTTCTCGCCGCTGACCTGGCCTTGCGGGTCAGTCCAGCGGCGAGTTTGCCTACATCATTCTTAACCAGTTTGACAACCGTTGTCATAATCCGGCCAGGGTGTTGACCAGGGTGATGTTCATCGCTTTGTTCCAGGTCGCATCATGAACGCCGGTCAATTCCCACTCGATGGCATACACGCCATCTTCGTCCGAAAATTCCGACACATTGGAAACTTTCGTGGCGGTGTCAATGGTCAATTGGTAAGGATTTGTATCAATGATTGGCCCAGCGGCTTCGATGCGGATGAATTTTGACGCCCCATTGCGCAATTGCGCAAGCAAGGCCATGCCTTCGGCGTCAGCCTCCATTTTCAGTTTGCAGGTCAATTTTGGCTCTTGTTCGAGCGTGGTTACAAAACTGGTTGACCCATTCAAGACGAACAGCGGGCCAAAACGGTCGGTCAAACTCCACTCAACCGACAAAGCGCGAGTTAATGCGTTTGCCCCGGTCAATTCTGCCGCCGTGTCTGCCAGGTACACCAAAACCTGAGTTGGCAAAATCGGAATCAGTGGAATGCTGGTCGGGCTGCCTGTCATGGTGATGTTGTCCTGCAAGGCTTTGCCAATCATCGTGCCGTCCAGGGTCACTTCGCTGCGGTTGAACTTCATCGTTAGGCCGGTCACAATCCCATTGGTAAACTTGTGCGCCCGCACACTGCCGCCCTGTTCAACCGTAAAAGTTTTCACGGTATCCGGGTTGCTGGTTGCGGGCGAAAACGTCCAGGTCTTTTCAGTCGTTCCGGTCGGGGCAGAATAACTCACCAGGCTGGAAAGCAGGAAAGCCAACTCGTCATAAGTCGGCTGGCCGCTTACTTTGGCCTCACTCCACTCTTTGCCCAGCGCGGCCAGGGTGGAAAATTTACTGCCCATTGGCCGGAAGGTGGTTACATCGGCCTTAATCGCCGGTTCAATGCTGATACTTTGCAGTTTGCGATTTGCAGGTACGCTCGTGCCGGGCGTGGTTTCCACGCCAACTTGCACACCCTGAAAAATTGTCGCTCGTTCTGGCATGATTTTTATCCTTTCTACATCGCATAAACGCGATAAATGCCGCCGGTGTGTTTCAAGAGTACGCCTTTATCGTTCTCCAGAAAATTGACCGGCTTTTGCCGGGCGCACCCAAGCACTTTTAGGGTCTGATTGGGCGCGGATTTGTGCAGCAGTTCATCAACTCGCCGGGCGATTGCATCTGCGCTATTATCTTTGGCCTTCGCTACGACCCGCGCCGTGTAATCAACCTGGGTGAAAATCCGCGCCGCATTCACCGCGCTGGCGTCATTGCTTTCGTAATACGTCACCAGCACAAACGGTGTCCGCGCTTCTGGGTGTGGTTCATTCAGATACACCCGCTGATTGACCATTGCCATCAGCGCAGAATCGCCGCGCAAAATTCCAATCAGATACTCAGCCGCGTTGCCCGTTTCAGTCATCGGTCAATATCCTGGGGCGCATTCGCCTGCGCATCTCTTTGGCGGCTTCGTTCAACGCCTGCCCGCGCCCATTCTTTTCGTAGCCTACCCGCCCAGCCCACAGTGCTAGCAAATCAGCCGCCGCCGCGTATACATCGCAGGTAGTTCCGGTCAGGTAGATACCTTCTTGGTGATTGTCAAACAGCCAACGCCCGGCGATAAGGTCACTTGTTGCAGGAAAAATTCTTTGATACTGAGTATCAAAGAATTGAGCGCCATTTGCCCAAAAACCAACTGCCGCTTGAAACTCACGCTGTTCCCACGCCGCGCCAATTTTGACCAGAGAGCCTGCCAGCGGCTGATAAATCACCCGCTCGGAATATTGCGTCAAAATGGCTTCAATTTCAGCGTTTGTGAAAGCCTTATCTACGCTGTCAGTGTCGCCAATCAGCCCACGTACCAGGTCAATTAGATTTTGCATTGTCTTTGCTCGGTTTTACCGCTTTGGCAGCATGATTTTTGTCTTTCTCGCTGTCAACGTGTTCATACTCGCCAGTCTCAATCAATTCTTGGGCGCGCTCAATCGGCACATCCCATTTCAGTCCAGTTTGCTTGTTGCGAATCCACATGCTGTTTTCCTTTCTCCCCCCTCCAGTCACGGAGGGGGGATAAGGCAGGGGCAGGGTTACGACTTATTGGCGGTCAGAACCGCGATGGCGCTCGGATAAATCAGTTTTGCGCCGTACAGATGCAGACCCTTCACGGCATCGGCGAACCGCTTTTCGGGGCGATAGGCTTCCACACTGTTCACCTGGTCAGCAAACGAAATCGCCTTGCGCTGCCCGGCCATGATTTTGTACTTCGTGCCAGCCGTGTTCGGGACGTTGTTCGATTTATAGACCGCAAATCCGGCGGCTTCACCCACCAGGCCATTGCGCAAGACCTGGTCAGTCTGCGCAGTCCCGGCTTTCACGAACCGGTCGTCCTTCAACAGCAGGCCGTAGTACCAGGGCGGGAGAACGACCCAGCGGTCTTCGCTCGGTACATTGTCCTCATCCAGGATGGTCGCCAGGTCAACCAGTTTTTCGTAGGCGGTCGTGGCAGTCGGCACAATCGGCGTGGTGTCATCACCGATGGTATTCCCGCTGGCAACGCCAGTGTACAGCCCGGCGATGTACTGGTCAGCGGCATCGGCCAGGCCATAGGCGGCTTCGCGCATTGCAGCATCCATCACCTTCGGATTTTGCTGCGCCTTGTCCACGTCATCAATCTGGAAGTTGAAATACTTCGCCTGATTGATAAGCAGGCTGGTTTGCGCATCGCTCAAAGTTTCGGGGTCGCCGATGTTGGTGTTTTTGGTGTACGACCCAATCGTCACCGCGCCGATGCTGTTGATTTTGACGGTATCACCCATCTGACGAATATCGCCCTCATAGTCACGATTGACGAGGCCGCCGTACACGAGCGATTTGTTCAGGTTTTCCAACACGCGCGCGGCCCACACGGTCGGAATGAAGTTGTTGATAGCCATTTCTTTTGTCCTTTCGGTTCTTGTTTAGTTTGGTTGGTTGTTCCATCCCGCGCCAGGCGTTCAGGTCTTCGGCGTCCAGCCGCTATTTGCCTTTCATCACCGCGCTTACTTCTTCCCAGCGCGCATTGATTTCATCAGGAGTCATCTTCTTCAC